TTTTCGATAGTTGGCACTTCTATTGTTATTGGTGCAACATCAATTATATATAGTCCATCCGGTTCTCAGGGATTTATTGCTGCTGTCAATATGGGGCCAGCACTTAATGCTATAGCTATTAAAACAAATAATGACTATCCTGCTGTACTTACTACGGAGCAAGTTAAATGATTTTAATTAAAAATATCGAAAATAGCATTGTTCTGTACGCTGGAACTGATCTTATTTTATCCGAACAATGCGCCTCAAGTTTTTTTGATAATTGGGTAGATTTTAATACCACTACACAAAATTCAATTATTGATACCGGAATACTCCCTTTGAATTGGACTGGCGGATCATGGAGTTACGCTAATAATGTCTGGAAAAATATTATTCCTCCATCTCCTCCAACATTGTCAGAGTTTGAATCAGCAATTCAATCTCAGTTAGATACTTACGCACAATCGTGGGGATATAATGACATTGCAACAGCTTGTACTTATGTTGGTAGCACAGTACCCAAGTTCTCAAATGAAGGAACTGCTCTACGCAATTGGCGTGATTCAACTTGGCTTTCTGCTGAAACATTAGTGTCGTCTATTCAAGCTGGAACAGCACAAATGCCAGCAACAATAGATGCAGCATTATCTTTAATGCCAGTTGAACCAACAAGACCATCATAAAGAAAATACTATGACAGAGCATGAATTAGACTCGGCATTGAATAAAGTAAAAGCTGATTTACTATTAAAAATTGATGAGCAAGTTAAAAAGTTACGTGATGAAGTTGAGACTGCTTTCCACAATAACGATTTAATTAGTCATAGAAACTACCATGCTGAAATTGTAGAAAAGACAAAAGAAAAGAAGGAAATTTGGTTAGATGTTAAAAAGAAAATTGCTACAAGCATTGTTTGGGCAATAATTGCTTTAGCAGTGTCATATATTACATATAAAATGGGATTTGACCTTAAATCATGAAAACTATTAGAGCCTTAAATGAATGGGTAATTGCGCCATTTGTATTTTTACTGGTAGTATTTTCTTCAATTGTTGCTTACCAAACACTTTACGATATTAATCCTCCGCCAATGATTTATGAAAATGAATTTGCGAAAGGTATTATTAATGGGGGAAGTATTAACGTAATTTATCATCGAACAGTTATTTCAAAAAAAGATTTAATTATTAACGTTTCACGCACTATTTCATGTGGAACTAATAATATAACTTACGAATTTCCTACTGTTGAAGTGTATAAAAGGATTGGTTCTACTGAATTTGTTGGATCAGCAGTATTGCCATTTTCTAAGATAGATAACAATGAATGTAATCTTGCTACTGTTGTAAAATATAGGCCATGGTTCTCTATTCGTGATCATCAATATGAAACAACACCAATTAAATTTAAAGTAATTAAACAAGATTAAGGTTTAATAATGTCAACGTACACCTATAGCATCAATTTAAACCAACTTATCTTTGCTTCATTCAGACTCTTGGGTGTATTTAATGACGACTTGCCTCCTCCTCAAAATGACATTAACAATGCGACTCAAACGCTTAACTTAATGATTAAACAATGGATGGCTGATGGTTATCCACTTTGGTGCGTTACAGACATTCCTATTACGATTACTGCAAATACTCAGTCTTATACTATTGGCCCTACCGGCACAGTAGTTAATAACCGACCTTTAAGGGTTACTGAGGCACGTTTGCATTATGTCGCTAGTGGACTAGATATCCCTTTGCAAAAGCTCTCACGTCAAGAATACAACATGCTTGGCAATAAGACTTTGCCCGGCATAATTAACTCATATTATTACGATCCTCAATTAACGAATGGCGTTCTTTATACTTACTTGCAGAGCGATACAGTAACCATGCCAGGCAATCAGGTGATCGTTACAGTGCAGCGACCCTTTGCTGACATGATTAACCCTACAGACAATTTTGACTTCCCTATTGAGGCTTTAAACGCTTTGAAATGGGGGTTGGCTGACGAAATGATTTCTGATTACGATATTCCTGAAATTAAAGCTAATCGTCTAATGGCTAAAGCAGCCATTTACAAAGAAAAGATACTTGATTGGAGCCAAGAAGATGCTTCCACATTCTTTACTGCGAATCGGAACGGATAATGGCTGATGCGATTGAACGGGTTAGTTTAGCGACTACCATCTCTGCACGTAACAGCTCATTAACAACTGACTCGTTGTTAAATAACTGTTATCCAGAACAAGAAGAAAATCAAGACATGGACGTTGTCCGTCGTTTTGGGCAAACATTTGTTCAGCAATATACGGCAGGGCAAGCGTTGGGATTATTTACTTACCAGAATCAAATTCTTGCTGTTGTAGGAACTACTGCATATTTGGGGGTCACATCATTAGGTACTGTTGACGGGACAAGTCCGTATCAATTCACATTGACTACTTCTAACAATGGCTTTGTTCTTAAAAATAATGCCAAGGCTTATTACTATAATGGCTCAACATTAGCGCAAATTACAGATTCTAATTATCCTACAACCACTGTTGCTGGTGTTGCAACATTAGATAATTCCCAGTATTATTTAACTTCTGCCGGTTCAATTTGGAACTGCAATACAGGAACACCAACAGTATTTAATGCGCTTAATTTTTTATCTGCTGGCCCTACCCCATCACCCGGTGTAGCGATTACCTCTTATTTGAACTATGTTGTGGCATTTACTGCCAATACTTGTGCATTTTTTACTGACAATGCCAACGCAATTGGTTCTCCATTAATCATTAACTCATCGGCTACCCTTTCAATCGGATGTGCTAGTGCTGCAAGCGTTGTTCAGACTAAGAACACAATTATCTGGGTAGGACAAACAAAACAGCGTGGCAGGTCTATTTACGTGCTTAATGGGCTTGTTGCTGAAGCAATTTCTAATACTTACATTGATCGAGCTTTAGCTAAAGATGATCTTGTTAATGTATATGCTTACTTTATTGAAATTAATGGGCATTACTTGTACGTTTTGACGTTAAAAGACTCCAATTTGACGTTGGTTTATGACATGCAGACCAATGAATGGCATACGTGGTCTAGTTCTATATTGTCTACTCCATTAGCAATTACGCAAGCTGTTTTAAATCAAGGCGTAGTTACACTGACTATTCCTAATCATGGAATTTCAAATGGCACCGTTGTACAAATATTAGGTGTTGCGCCAGTTTTTTATACGGGAAATTTCATTGTTAATGTTTTGGATCAGAATAATATATTTTATTCAACTACATCATCTTTGGTTGGCGGGATCAATAGCGAGGCTATTAATGCTTATGCTGTAAATCAAGACCAACCTGTCCAGCTATCTGTTAAATCATTGACTGCTACACCATGGAGTCAAAATTACTTCCGTGGTGCTTACTATACTTATGCAAATAACACTGATTATCTATTGCAAGAGACATCAGGAACGTTACTTCAAATTGCAGAAGGACTGAGTAACGATAATGGCACGTTTATTTACATGACTATTCAAACAGATACTAATGACTTTGGTTCTAATGAAGTCAAATTCTCACCTGCAATGGAAATTGTGGGGGATAAGTCACCTGGAGCTGTTTATATTGGTTATTCAGACAACGATTACCAATCTTTTGGTTATTTTAGAGTTGTTAATATGAATGCTAATCGAGCAATGGTTAGGCGTTGTGGATCATTTAGACGTAGAGCATGGCAAATTGTTTATATTGGACAATACCCTTCAAGATTTTATAGTTTAGATGTGTATCTTAATAAGGGGACTATGTAATGGAAATAGTAGAAGTTACTGGTTCCGGCCTTGGTGGCGATGGTGGCGGCGGTGAAAATGCTGGTGGCGGTGGCGGTGATGCTTCTAGCGCATCTGCTTCTTCACCTTCCGCTGCACCTAGTGATTCTTCATCTAGCTCAAGCGGTGGTCTTGTAAGCAATATTATCAACTGGATTGGTAACAATAGCTCAAAAATTGAGAATGGATTGATTACTGCTGCTGCTACTGCTTTAGGTGGGCCAGTGGCTGGAGCATTAGCTTCTGGTGCATTTTCTGCTTATCAAGGACAAGATTTAGCAACAATTGCTGAAAATGCAGCGTTATCTTTAGTTGGTGGTGCTATTGTTAAGCCATTGTCTTCAGCTTTAGGTACTAATGCTATTGAAACTGGCGCATTAATTAGTTCCGGCTCAGGTGCTATTAAATCAGAAATTGCTGGTACCGACCCATTAATTGGCGC